GCAAAGCTGCCCGAGCGGCGGCCAAGCCGGAAGTGATGAGACTCGTCCGCAAATATGGCCGCGCCACCGTTGCCAACATTCTCAACGGCGTGCGCGAGAAGGAAAGGACGGCGAAGAAAATCGCAGATCTCAGGCGCGAGATGGCTGAACTTGAGAAGCGCGCATGACGCAGGCGGCCGACGGGAGGACGGGATGAGCACGGGACGTTCGGACATCATCGATATCGCCGCAGAGATCAAGGGCGAAACCGATAAAGCGTGGCGCCTCTATGACGGCAGCCGCACGGAATGGGTGCCAAAGTCGCAGGTTGAAAAGAACGATGACGGCACGTTCGCGATGCCGGAATGGCTCGCCAAAGATAAGGGATTTATCTGATGACCCCGCCCGACAAGCCGCTGGCCGCGCTGCCCCCACGCGACGTTTATCTGAACGTGGATATGGCCCACGAGCATATTCAACTCAGCATCGATTGCAACGGCATCGGTTACAGACTTGCCGGCCCGAAATATGACGGCACGAGCAAGCGGCTGTTGCGGCACAAGCTCGACAGGCGTGATGTTGAAGAAATTCGCCGATATCTCAGACAGGTGCGCCCATGACCGCGCTGCCCCCGCCGGAGGAGATCGAACGGCTGGCGGATAGATTAAGTGAGGCGCATCCTGGGCCACCGCGAGAAGGCTGCTCCGTCTGTGACGCCGTACCCGTCCTCCGCACCCTCGCAGCCCTGCAGCGTGCGGACGTAGGCGGGGAATCGGCCGAAGAGTTCGCTAGGCGCCTGCGCGAAACGACGTGGGCATATCGAGCCATTCGCGAATTTGTCATGTCCGACGAGGACGCGGTGGCTGCAGTCGCGCTCCGCGGAGCAGCGGCCAGCCTGCGCTGCGCGGCGCTGGAGGCCAGACGTGAACCGGAGACGATAGCCGAATTGCAGGCCGCAATCGGTCATCTGCAAAGCAAACTCGCGCACAAAGTTCTCGGCAATCAAACCATCGGCGTCACAATTCCACAGGCACAGCCATGAACACCCCCACGCCCTCATCCGCCGCCGGGACGCTCTATGCACGGTTGAAGTCTGCATCCGCCGCCTTACTGCTGGATTGGGCAGAGAAGGAAAGTCCTATTGAATACTACGTCGGTCTCTTGGATGAAGCGGCGGATGCCCTCGCCCGCGCCGCGCAGCCCCCCGCGTCTGCCGACACGGCAGAGATGCGGAGGCTGGCGGATGGGCTGGATACGATGCCTGATCCGGTTGAAATACTGAAAGCCGCAGATGGCCTCCGCACCGCCGCCGACGCCCTGGACGCGGCCGATTGTCAATTATGTTCATACAAGGGCATGGTCCGTGATCATGACGGATGGGAATCTCGCGCTATCGCAGCCGAAACAGCCCTGGACGCGGCGCGGGAGGAGATCATCAAGCTGACCGAGCGATGCGAAGCCTACCAGGGCCAGGTTAAGAACGGCGCCATCGAGATCGAGGCGCTACGGGAGGAGATCAGGCGGCTCGAAGCGGACAACAGGGCTGTAGTGCGGCTCGCCGTCAAGACCAAGATCGGAGAGAAACCATGAGCACAGATCGCGCAATGAAGAGAGCCCACAACCGCGTCCAGCGTGCAGTCAAGCGCGGCCTTATTAAGCGTCCCGACGCCTGTGAACTCTGTGGGAAAGTGCCGGAGAAAACTGCCGCTGGGCGCTCAGGAATTCAAGGGCATCACCACAAGGGATACCAATTTCCGCTAGATGTTCAGTGGGTCTGTGGCACTTGTCATTCACGCGAGGACAAATTGCGCCATGGGGAAGGTCGTCCTGGGGCGAAGTTTACTGAGCAGCAAATTCGCGAGATTCGCCTGCTTCATAAAAAGGGCTGGGGGTATAGGCGACTGGCGCGACACTTTTCAAGGTCGCTCAATACAATGCGAGATATCACAAGAGGAAAGGCATGGGCTCATGTCCGAATTTGACCCCACCCCGGCGGCGGACTTCGAGGCGGCTGATCGCGAGACGCAGGCGTGGTCAGAGGCCGGTCCCTTGGTCCGGCAGGAAATCGGCGAGGCTACGCTCAATGTCGGCCGTTGCTACCAGCAGCTCCGCCAGCACCCGGCGGACAAGCCAGCGGCGGACGATGCACAAGAGCATGCGGCGTTGTTGGTCATGGAAATTGTGCGTGCCGTTCGTAACGGCAAAGATGCACAACAGAGTGCCTTGGATTTAACGATTCGGCGGGATGCTACGCTACTCGCCGCCGAGCGTGCCGCACGCGAGCGGCTGGAGAAGGCGCTGCGGGGATTATTGGAATTAACGGAAGCTCGTGAAGGGGTCGGGCTAAGGCCAAATGCGGCAGGACAGCAGCGCATCGATGCAGCAAAAGCCGCCCTCTCCCCCACCGGGCAAGCCGCCAGCACGAAGGAGGGGGAATAGATGGACCTAGAATGGGATTGCGACCTCACAGTGGACGGTCGCTGTTCTGACCCGAAGTGCAGACGCGGCGGCTACTGCCAAGCAGCATTTTGCTGTCCGCCCTTACGGGACCATCCCCCAGCCGAGCGCGGCAGCGAGGAGCAGAAATGACACCGCGAGAAGCCCTAATCGTCTGGTTCAAGAATAGCGAGAAGAATGCCGACAATTTCCTCGGCTGGCTTTGGCACGCCGGATTCAGGGTCGTTCCGTTGGGCGATGAGCCGGATGAAGCCGAGGTTGAGGCCGCTGCTCAATGGCTCATGAGCGACGACTCCGCCTATGCGGCCGACCCGGAATTTGCTAAGCGCGCCGCTCGGCATATGACGGCCGCAGCGAGGCGGGCACTGGAGATATTGACTCGGCCCAAAGCCAGCACGGAGGAGGGGGAATAGATGGTCTGTGTATCCTGTACTGCCCTGTTAATATGGATTGTCTTTACGATTGCCGGTGCATTGATTGGGGCCGCCTTAGTCCCAGCCGGGCGCGGCAGCGAGGAGCAGGACTGATGGGATGGCTAAAGCGCGAGTTTGAGGCCGCCGACCGTGCGCTCAAACGGCTTCCGAAATGGCAGCAGAAACATTTGCGCTACATCATGTGCGGGAACGAGTGCCGGCACTGCGACGGCTTCGGGCGCGCCAGGCTATACGAGCCGAGCATGGTTGCGTCGAATCCCTGGATTAGCGTGGCATGTTCCTGCGGCTGCCATCGACGCGGCGTCATGTGTGAGGAGAAGGGCTGATGGGCAAGAGTGCGAGAGAGGTGATTGCCGATCAGTTGGCTATATCCGTTCCCAATCCCGGTAGATATGCTGGGGATAACCCAGTCGCGGCCGAAATCCTGGCATCCCTTGCCGCCGCCGGCTTCAACCCCCCGTCTCTCGCCGCGACACATGCGGTGGTGCCAAGGGAGCCGACGCAGCGCATGTGTCTGGCTGGTTACTATGCAGCGACCGTTCGCGAGGAGGCCGTTCCCATTATCTACCGCGCCATGCTAGCCGCCCAGGCGCCGCGCGAGCCGGAGGATGCCAATGGGTGATGTTGGCGACGACTTCAACGCATGGCGGGATCACAAACGGGAGCAGCGGCGTCTGCATGGCGTACCGTGCCCAGAATGTCGGCGCCTACAGCCGAAGCGCGATGCGACGATTCTATTGCCGGGCCAGCGATGCAAGGTAGACGGATACCGGGACCGGCGCCCCTCACCCATCCACCCGCCCGCCGCCCCGCTTGGCACGGCGCATGACGAATAGGAGATGAAGATGGAAACGCCGCGCCTTCGATGGTTTGAAGCCTACGCGCGTTGCTCGTGCGGTAAGCCTGCCGCCGGTATCCTGCGCGGCGTCGGCAATGAGTCCTATGGTCCGCACTGCAACCGATGCGCTGAACGTCGGCTGCGCGCATCAGAATTAGTCCGCAAACGGGAGGCGACCCTAATCCCAGCCGTCCCTGCGCATGAACAGCGCATAGACCCCGAACAGGTTCAGATGCCCGGCGATCAGCAGCCACGCGAGTAGGGAGTTAGACATGACGCCAAAGATCGTGACGAATTGCATTTTCCCTCCGATACCGCCGCGCAATTTCGACTGGTGCGCCTATCGGGAAGGCCGCGAGGAAGGCGGCCCCTACGGCTATGGCAAGACCGAAGCCGAAGCCATCGCCGATCTGCTCATCATGGAAGCCGATGGCGTTGTAGACGAAGGTTAACCCCACGCCCATCTCACCGCCCCCGCCGCCCCGATCAGCGCGAGAGCCGCACCCGAGCCCCAGACACGAAGGAGGATGTCAGACATGCTTGACCTTCTCGAATTGCTGGCGATGGGCATCATCACTTCGGCCGTCCTCGTCGCGATGATTGTCGTGTTCCTGATGATGATCGGCGTCATCGCGTGGCCGAAAGAATGGGACCCGGACTAGTTCCACAGCGCCCACGCCAGCCACGGAATCCCCACCCACGCCGCGATCATGAACAGGGCCGGCTGCCAGTCCCAGGGGAGGCAGTAGTCGATGGGGTCGAGGTCGAGTTTGGCTAGGAATGCGCGGCGGAGCATGGTAGAGTCCTTGGGCTGCGAGTGGCGTGTCTGTTCCTGCGTTGGTAGCGGAGAAGCGCCAAGAGAATCGGGGCGACGACAGTCAGAACCGTGCAACTGCCGGAAGTAACGACCCGGCCCGCAGCGACTCCCTGATGAGCACCACGAGCACCGCCCCCTCATCCCGGCACTTATTCGACAGCGCGCATCCACTGCTCGCACAGCAGCTCCCGCAGCACGTTGATCTGATTCCGCCGTATCACTGTCGGCCGCTCCGCCTCCAGCTCGGCGATGCGCTTGAGGATGCGGGCGCGGAGCTGGCGGAGGGTCATTGTTGCGACGGCCATCGGCCGGTGCAGATGCGGATCGCGGCCCCGATTGCCACGCAGGCCCACAAGGCAACGTTCAGCGCGATGAGAGCGGCGGTCATGCGGGCGGATGCAGCCGCAAGTCCTCCAGCCGCTTGGCCTCGGTGTTGATGGCCACCATGAGGTCGTCGATCATCTTGAGCTGATCGGGCGTGAAGTGGCCGCGCTGGGCGACGCCGGCCGTGATCGAGGCGATCAGCCCTTCGACGCCAGGCAGAATGCTCGGCAGGGCGCTCAGGAGCGAGAGGATGAGTGCGAGGGGCATCTAAACACCTTTCTTGGGAAGAGCGTTGACGATGGCCTGGAACGCTCCGATGGCCGCCGTGGCGTCGCTAGCGGCCTGCTGGACGGCGCTCGTCGGCGCGTTCGGGTCGTTCGCGGCGGCATGGTAGGCTTCGACCTTTGCAAAGGCCGCCTCGCGGATCGGCGCACCCTTGGCGATGACGGCCGTATCCGAACACAGCGGCTTGGCCGCCATGCCGTTCGGCGTCGTGCAGTCCGGCAGGTTCAGATAGCCGACCCAGGCGGTCAGGACCGCGGTAAACGCCGTCTCGACATCGGCCGCCTTGTCGGGCGGAGTGACGCCGGCACAGGCTGTCAGAAGTAGGAAGGCCGGGAGAATCAGGAAATGTTTCATGTCACGTCACCGACTTGATGGGTTGCGAGGTCAGGAACCGCAGGATGATGTTGCCGATCGTGGCCACCGTCGTCTGCACCTTCGGATCGGCCGCCACGCCCACGGCATTGGCGATGTCGGCCGACGACTGCGTGAGGACGAGCGCGATGCCCATCAGCACGTTGAACCAGAGAACCTTGCTGGTAAGGGCGGATTTGCCCATGCGAGCCTCCTATGGAAATGGCGATTCGAGGAACAAAGCGCCCTCAAGCATCCGGCGCCGTAGCAGGCCGGCGGATTCAACAATCGCGCCGGCCGCATCGTGGTACTGGTCGAAGTCGGTAAAGCATCGCGCCGCGGCTGTGCGGCGCCGAGCGTTGACCGCAGTGAGCAGATTGGTCGGCGTCCCATCCTTGCGGACCAGCGCGCCCGTTTTAACGCCTCCTAGGCCGGGCCCGACGTTGTAGGTGAGAATAATTAGGGCATCGGCCTGGCACGCAGCCAGGGGCACGGAAACGGCCTTGGCAACGGCAGCGGCAGCGGACGCGGTATCCTGCCTCGCCCATTCATCGATCTGCGCGTCGGTCGCGGTATCGCCTGCCTTCACGCCAGCCGTGTGGCCGAGGCCGATTGTCCAGATCCCGCCCGAGTCCTGGTAGGCCGCGCGGTGGCGGCCCTCCAGGGTTTCGAGCAAAGACAAGCCGCGCGGGGAGAGGATCACGAACTCGGCGCGGCGGGAACCTGATCGGCCGCCATGCGCGCTTCCAGCTTCGCCCTCTCGGCGTTGAGCGTGTCGGCGAGCTGCTGGAGATCGGCCGGGTTGATCGTGCCGGCCCCGATCAGGGCAGTCAGGCGGGCCGAGATATCATCAAGCATCGTGATCGCCTGTTCGACATCGGTGTCGAGGTCGGCAACGGCCTTTTGCAGATTCACGAGTTCGCCAGCCATGTTGTGGTTCTCCTGTCGTAAGTGGTTAATTTCCCAAAGCAGCCCATCGGCCTTCTTGTCGATGGCTCGCAGCCAATTGATCAATTGATCACGGAACACGGGTGTATCATACTTTCATGACGTTTTCAGCGGTCGGCTGCCGAGTGCGCCCCGAATCTCGCCGAGCTGTTCCGCGACCTCGCCCAGCCGGTCGAAAATCTTCTCGCGGAACACGTCGCGCTCGCTACGGTCGTCTGCCATCATCCGCATGATCCCGGAGGCGAATTCGTGACGGTCGTCCTTCGCCTCCTTGCGCAGCGCGTCAACGGTGTCCTGGATGTCCTTCACCATCTCATCGATCCGCTCGTGAAGGCGCCGGTCGCCGTTGCTGGCGTAGCTGACGATCTTCCATAACACCCCGCCGATCGCCGCGGTTCCCGAGATGACGCCACCGATCACCCATCTTTGCCATTCGTCGTCCATCCATCACCGGACAACACCCGGCATCGGCTGGTGCAACCTGTGACCAATCCTTTGTACGGAGCCATATCCGACGAATTCCATGGCGCCCACGCTGGGCGGATTAAAGAACGATCTTCCGATGAAATCTGTCGCAACAAGGGGGTTCGCTGTTCCAGAACGAATCGCGGCTGAACCCTTCATGATTTGGAAGGCGTTGCCCGCTGGATTAAGAAATCTGGGGTCGCCAAATTTTGCGGTTCCCTCCTGTGCGGTCTGCCACGCGGGAAAAGTTGAGTAGTTCGCGCCCTGGTAGCTCCAGGAGTTGGCAGCCAAGGATTGGGTGGACCAATACAGATTGGTCGTAAACGTCGCCGTTTGTGATGCAGCCACATTGATAAAGAGCGCGCTCGCCACATCGGCATAGAAGAGGTTGTTCTGCACCGTGAAGGCGGACGTGTTCACCGCATCGTCGCCGACGTTGATGAAACAACCAATGCCAGATGCATTGTTGATATAGACGGTATTGTTGACAAACGAGCCGCCAGTGGAACCCTTAACATAGAGGGCACCCCGATCCCCGTAGTTTGACCGGCAGATATTTGAATAGGCCGTTCCTCCGCTCATCCGCTGCCACAGGATGCAGGGATTCATCTGCGTCACGAGATTTCGATAGACGCTCGCGTTTGCCTGATAGTTGACCTGTATCCCGTGCGGCGTGTTTGAACCGCTGGAATTTCCAGTGATCGTGTTCTGGTAAATCTGTGCGTTTTCGCACAGGTTGTCCGAGGCTCCAGATGTAGAATTGCCGATCTGAATCCCATACCCGGCGCTTCCCTGATGGTTGATCGTATTGCGCCGAATGATCGTCCCGTTGCAGTCCAAAGAATTCAGAGCGCGCGTCTTGATGCCGACGACTTCCAACGCTCCCGCATCTTGGATCACGGTGAAATTGCAATCCTGAACGATAGCGTTGGAGATCGACTGTAGATGCACCATCCACAGGTCGGCCGATGCTCCGCCGGTTCCGGTGTGAGCCGTCCCGGTAATTCCAGTAATGCTGGCAGTGGCGGAGGTGCGCCCGGCTACAGTCCGCAGATTGAGCCCAAAATTGACGGCATTGGAAGAGGGTGTGTAGGAAGAAAATACTAATCCATTTACAGCGATATCAACAAACGTCGCAGAAGAATAATCCACGACCGCGCATGCGGATGCTGTGGGCGTGGCAGACACGGTGCAGTTGACGATCCGCAGAGCATGCGCCGTCGCGTTGGGATCGCGCCAACCAAAGGCGAGAAAGTCCTTGAATCTAATGCCCGTTAGTGTAACCGTTGGCTTTGACGCTGGGTTGGAGGTGGTAAAGCACCGCTCCTGAGTGTTGGCGCAATCTATGTCTATGTTGATCATAGACACTGGCAATGTGGAATTGACATTGACGGTGAAGACCGTCGATCCAGCGCCGACTCCCGAGGCGGTGAATTTTGCTCCGAGTGCGGTCTCCGAAATGATGGCGACCGCTTTGGTCAGCGTATGGGATGTACCGCCCGAAGCGCCATCGCTCGATAGGTATGTACCATCATTGAAGTAAATCGTATCGCCGTTGGCGGCCGAGGCATTCGCTTTCCCGAAGGTCAGAAACGCCGTCGCCTTGGTCAGCCCGTCATTGCTGTCGTTGCCGACGACGAAGCCGTTGCTGGCGACATTGGAGACGTAGTAGATTGTCATATCTGGCCATCCTCACTGGCACCCCGTCCTACGGCAACGGACATGATGTGGCCGATCACGACAGGTCTTGGCCGAAAACGTAGATGTCGGCGGTAGCAGCAGACCCCTGTCCGATCGTCAGGGCGAAAATCAGCGGCACCGTGAGCAGCAGCGTCGAGCCGGCAGCGGCGATTGTCGGATTGAGCACGACCGTTGCTCCGGTCAACGCTGAATACACCTGCGCCGCCGCGACGACGATAGTCCCCGTCTTCCCCGCGCCCGTATAGAAACCGCCGGCGGCCAACGTTAAAGACACCGATGCGTTCGTGACGACGATGGATGTCAGCGCGTACTTGCTGGCGCCAAGTAGAGGGAACGTCTGATCGGTCGTGACGTTGAAGTTCGCGCCGATCAGCTTGGCAAGAAGCCGTTGCTGATTCGGCGGCGCGAGTGGGAAGGTGATCGGCATCAGAGCGCCATTTTACAGACGAACGTCTGGCCGTTGGTGCCGCCGAAGATGTTGACCGCGCTCGACGGCACGACACTGTTCTCGAAGATGACGGAACCGCCGGCCGCCGGGGCAGTCGCGCCGGCAAGCTGGATACCAGCCGTCGCGCTCGGAAGGAAGGCGCCGGCGCCGCCGATGCCGGAACCTTGTTCCAGCCAGGGATTGAACAGGTAGACGTAGGGCGCCACGAGATACCCGGCGCCGCCGTCGCTGATGGTAAACGCGCCGATGCCGCTGCCCGACAGCACACAGGTAGCCTTGGCGACGCGGAAGCCGGCCGACGCGGAACCCTGAATATCATTCGTGAGATCGCCCGCGATGACGCCGCCCATCAGGATCACCTGCGGCGCTATCGTGTAGCCGAGCCCGACGTTCGCCGCCGAAATACTCGTTACCTTGCCGCCGGAGATGGTCGCCGTGGCGGTCGCCGGCCCGATGCCTACCGTGAGCAGTGCCGTGCTGGTGTTCTGAATCAGGAGATAGGAGCGGCCTTTCTGTGCCGGCAGCAGTGTCTGCGCGGTTCCTCCCGACGTGATCGAGCCGTCGAATGTCAGCAGATCGGCTTGGTCGTTCTGTCGCCTGACGCCTGGGAGAAACATTATGAAGTCCTCCGTGTCGTGGCGCCCCGCTCAAGCCAGACCATTGGCAGCACCGCGAGTATGCAATAGATCGCCAGCACCGCCAGCGTCATCGGGTTCGGGTTCATCATCGCCATCGTCGCCATCGCCACCGCTCCCATCAGGATCATCAACAGGAGGAGGCGCACGCTCAGGATCAGGGCGATCGTTCGGAGGGTTGTGTAGATCGCGGCGGGGGTCGGCGAAGGCGGCGCCGAAACCGTCGGTTGCTGGATGATCGCCGAGACTGCCGGCGAGGCCGGCTCCTCTGTGACCAGTTCGAGTCTCGGCCGGTCTTGTTCGATGATCGGTTCCAGTGTCGAGCCTTTGGACGAAGCCTGCGATGCCACCTTCTGTCTCCTCATCGAACAGGTCCAGCTTGTTCTTCACGCCGAGGTAGCGCACGACCTCCCGAAAGATCGCCTGGCGCTCCTTCAACTCCACACTATCCCCTTTTGCCGCTTTCAGCAATTCGGCGGCTTCCTTGTCGAGCTGGTCGACCAGCGGGTCTTTCTTCTTCCTCATCGGAATGGCTTCCTGCCGTAGATTCGGCTGTTGTCGTACATGAAGGTTCGGTGCGGGACCGCCGTCGTCACCATCCGGCCCTTTGCGGCCTTCTTGCTGCTCATGAAGCCGCCGTGATGGGGTGGATTGAACAGGTCGGTCGAGAACTCGATCCAGCTCCGAAGCGCCGTTGTGGTCGTCTCATCGGCAGGCAGATCGCCGGCCGCGCCGGGGTTCGAGTTGAAACTAATCACGCCGTTGTTGGCCGATGACGAGAGCGAGCGATAGCCGACCTCGATGACCAGCACGTCGCCGGCGAGCGCCTGGACCAACGTCAATGGCAATGTCGTTCCGGACGATCCTCTCGGGAACCCTCGGTTGGTCAGAGTCGACACCGCGAATTCGTGCGACAGGGCGCTGTTGTCGGGGCCAAAGAGCACGCCGCGCTGGGTCAGGCCGTCGCCGGAGAACACGCGAATCACGACCTGCGGGCAATAGTCGTTGCTTGCGCTCACTTCGTTGGCGCGGATTTGCCCCGTGACGGTGCCCATGATGCGCTGGGCGGGTAGCGGCGCCGAAATGTACTGCGCGATCAGGCGGTTCTTGTTGGCAGCGCCTGGCCCGACAGGCGAGAGGGTAGTCGTGCCGCCAGATGGCACGGTGACGGCGGACGCGCGCTGCGCCGATGTCGTCACATCCCAGGCGGACGAGAACGCCGGCGTGAGCGCGGTAGACGGGGTGCCGAGGTAGAACCGCGTCACTGTGGCCGCGGGCCGCGCCCGATCCCGGTTGGCAGACCCTGTTGGGGCGCCGGCATGCCGCCCGGTTGATCGGATGCCATGCTGTTGAGGAAGCTGCGCGACAGCAGTTTGAGTGCCTGACCGGCGTACATGGCGGACGGCCCGCCCTTCTCGAAGCCGGCCGACAGGAGGCGGATCGTCGTGGGCCGGTCGGCGAGCCAGCCGAAGAATGACCGCTTGATGTAAGCCAAGTCGGCGCGGATGCCGAAGGGCACATGCGCCTTGATCTGCGCCGCGGCCAGCGAGCCGCCGAAATCCTGGCCGCCCTCGGCGGTGTCCCAGGGGAACAGGAACCGCGCCTCCTTGGCGACGTTCTTCAGGTCGTCCAGCAGGCCATCGGGGAATAGCAGCTCCTGCTGCTTCGGCGTGAACTTCGACAGCGCGTCGTCGATGCCAGACCCGCCGATCGTGCGCGTGCGCGACGGCAACTCCACCATCGCCTTCGATAGCAGCGACTTCAGCGCGTACTGGCGCACCTGTGCGACGGCATCCGGCCCGAGCTGGTTGAGCGCCGCTTCGAGCTTGGCCTCATTCCCCGGCTGGACGATGAACCGCATGGCGCGGTCGATCTGCGGCGGGCCGCCCTTCGTGAGCGCAGCCAGATAGTTCTTCGACATGAAGTCGTCGAGCGCCTTCGTCTGTTCCAGGGCGTTCCTGATCGCGTTCGCGGGATCGCCGGATGCCAGGGCTTCGACCGAAATCTTGCCGTCGATGGCAGCCAACTGCTTGGCGTACTCGGTAACGCGGCCGGTGAATCCCTTGCCGAACACGGGGTCATAGACCAGCGATGGCAGGTTGCCGCGCTTGGTCAACTCGTTGAGGAGCGCGTCGCCCGTGATCTCCTTGGCGCCCGTTTCGCCGGTCGTGCGCGCCGCGTCTTTCAACAGACTTTGCGTGAACGCCGCAGCCACGTCGCGCTTCGTCTGCGGTGGCAGGATCGACAGAATCGTCTCGGCGCCCTTCTCCTTCCCCGGCTGCGCGATCAGGTCGGCGACCAAGCGCGGATCGAGGGGCGTGCCGGCGCGGGCCTGCTTGACGATGGACTGCATGGCGGCGTCTTTGTATTTCGCGATGCCATCGGCGTACATGGCGTCGGCCTTGCGCAGCAGGGCGACAGCGCGCTCCGACGGAATCTCGAAGCCGGCCTTCTTCAGCTCGTTGAGGATGGCGCGCGTCTCGGGCGGATTCGCGAACATCGACTTGTCGAACGAATGATCGGCCGCGCTGGCGGCCTCGCCCATCAGGTGGTTGTCGATGTCGGGCGTGATCCCGCCGTCGGCCAATTCGCGCAGGCGCGTGCGATACCGCTGCATCTGCTTGATCGATATAGCGTTCGGGAGTTCGGTGATCTCCTTGAAGATCGTCGGCAACCGTTCCGGCGGCAGCGACTTCACGATAGGCGCGATGGCGCGCTTCACCAGATAGGTCGGAATCACGGGCGCCCCGCCGGTCATGGCGTCGATCTGGTCGTAGACCGCGTTCATCCGCTGCCCGAATTGGCGGCGCGAAGTCACGATGTCATTGGCGACCGTGCTGCCGAGGTCGTCGGGCGCCGTCTTCGCCAGGGCCTTTACCAGCTTGTCGGTCTTCCCGATCTCCGCTTGCGCGTCGGCCATGGCGGCGTTGGCGTTGCCTTCGAGCCGGCCGTGGTATTGCGACACGTCATGCACGACGGCTTTCCCGGCCGACGTCGAGCTGATCGCCGCGCTCGTGTCGTCCAACTCGCTCATCATGCTGTTGATGGCGGTCTCGTCCAGGCCCTCGGACTTCAGCATCTGCTTGATTTCGTTCTGGATGTACTGGACGTTTCGCGCCTCCTGCGGGTTGCCGCGCAGCAGGTTGCGGAGCATCTGGTCATACTGGAACACCTTCGACTTCGGCGCCGCCGAGGCGATCGGTGGGCGCGCACCCTTGGCGAGCAGCGAGCGTGTCATCGCCTGACCTTGCGGCGTGGCGCCGCCGACGAACCTGCGAATCGCCGGTGCTATCGCCCCAGCGCCGGTCCCGATCAGTTCCCCGCCGGCTTGGAATGCCGCGTTCTCGACGCCCACCTTTGCCAAGGTGCCGGCTTCCTGCCCGGCCGTCTTCTTCCGCGCACCGATGGCCTGCTTGTAGAGTTCGTCAACCGCCTTGCCGAAGGCCGCGCCCGCGCCGGCCCCGACCACGGAGCCACCCGGCCCCATCTCCGATCCCGCCAAGCCGCCGCCGATAGCACCCACTGTCACCGGCGCGGTCCCGAGCATGTCGGCGCCCACCGTGTTGAGCGAATAGGCGGCATTCACGGAGAGCTTCTTGTCGCCGACTTTCACCCACCACCGGCCGCCCTTGTCCTGGCCGTAGTTGCCTTTGCCGTAGAGGTATTCGAGCACCGCCGCCTGTTCGTCGGGATTGTCGGCCTTCGCAAAAACCGACTGGTGCATGAACGGGATGCCCGTGTTGTAGTCGACATCGGGCGCATAGCCGAGCTTTTCCGCAACCTCCGACGTGATCCGCTGAATCGGCTTCCCGTGTGCCGCGAAGCCGGTCGATTCCGGCGTCATCGGCAGGTTTTCAGTCTTGTACGGTTTATCCGGATCGAACTTCGGCGCTTCCTTCGCCGCCGCATTGACGGGCGTGAACGGCTTCGCTGGATCGAAGGCGGGCGCGGCGGCTGTGTCGGCCATTACTCTGACCCTTCAGGGCCGATAGGCACCATCGTTCCGTTCTCGTTTCGATAGCGCCATCCGTTCTGGATGACTTCGATGCCGGGCGTCAGCAGGTTCGACGAATCGGTGACGACATCGGACGCCGCCGAGCTGATCGCGCCGACTTGGCTGTCGATCAACCCCTTCACCTGCTCCAGCGCCGTCAACGTCGTGGTCTGGTCATCGAGCGCCCCGAGGCCGGGAACCAGCGTTTCGAGTTGTTCCAGCGCCTGCCCCGTAAAGTAGTGCGCGCCGAGGAACGGCTTGTTCAACCGCGTCTGAAGCGTCTCGATCTTCGATTTCAGTTCGGCCGCACCCTTCTGCTGTTGCGACGGGATCACCTGTCCGACCGTGCTGCCATAGAGGCGCGTGCCAAGGCCGACGGCGCCGACATACTCGGGGTGTTCGGTGACAATCTTCTCGATCTCGGCGATCTGGTCCGACAGGCTCTGCAGTTCGCTCGCCTTCGCCTTCACGGTGTCGGCTGTCTTGCCCTGCAGCAGTCCGAGCTTTTCTTTTCCGAGGTCTTCCTGCACCTTGGCGTGCAGTTCGGTCGCCGCGCGATGCTCCTTCAGCGCCTCCAACTGGTCCTGCCGCAGTTGCATCATATCGCGGTGGTTCTGCGCGGCCTCGCCCATGCGGGCGCGGGCATCAAGGATTTGAGCGATAGCACCAAGGTTGCCAGCCTTCGCGTTCTGCAGCGCCACCTCGTCGTGGAACTCGGACGAAGCCGCCGTGATCTCCGCCAGCGCCGCGTTCACATCGTCACGGTGCGCGTCGATGGCCGCGCGGTAGCGGTCGACCTCGATCTGGTTCTGCTTCAGGGCCACGTCGAGATTGTCGCGCCACTGGTCCTCTGCCCGCTTGGCCGCCTCGGCATTCCCTTGGGCGTACCCCTGCATGGCTGCCGCAGCCGCAGTGATCGCCGCCGTCATCGGGCGGCGGGTCAGCAGGCTTCCAAAGATCGCCATGATCGCGGCAGGCTGCGCGAATGCCTGCATGATGTCGACGTTGTTCGTCCGAGGCCGGGCCGGGATGTCGATGGCCGGCGGCATCTGCGGCTTCGGCTGGTTGAGCGCCGTGGTCAGGCCCTGGCGTGCCGTCTCGATATTCGCCAGCGCCTTATCCGTCGCCGACGTGTCGGTTGTCAGCCTCATCATCTGCGACAGGATCGAGTCGATGCCGGGCGCACCGCCGCCGGTCAGCGCGGGTGGCGGCGCCTTTGGCTGGTCAGGGACTTGGGTGTCTTCACGAGGCATTTCAAAGTCCTAGGTCAAGTTTCACGGCGGCGAGACGAACCGATCTCCCACCAGATAAATCGCCCTGTCAGCGACCATGGCAGCAAGCGCAGCATCAGTTTCAGATGGCGTATACATGCCCAAGCTCGACGGCTTCCCCATGATCATCCGCACTCTCGCGCGACACACGGGCCGTCCTCGATTGCGCCGAAGCATACGCATGATTCGACGGCGTAGCTTCATCATCCGACGCTCTTGAGGCCGCCGGCGACGCCGCCCTGTTGCGCCAGACTGGCGAGTGCCGTAGTCAACTCCTGATCCTGACCGAGACTGAGCTGCGCGATGGCTTCATACAGCTTCGCCGAAAGGCCCGCCGCGTCGAGTCCCTGGCTGGTCAGGGTGCTGGCGATCTGGAACGTCTGCGCCGCCGCCCGCTCCTGCGCCGCGGCGATGTCCTGGGCTTCCATCGTCGAGCCCGAGGTGCCCATGGCCGCGTGGCTCGACCGGATGGTGGCGATGCTATCATTGAGCGCCTGGGTAACGAGGCCCTGGGCGCCCGGCGGCAGGTGGCCGGTCTGCACATCGGAAATCTCGCTGCTCAGGGCGCCGATGTCGCCGGCCAGCCCCTTGAGCTGCTTGGTCCCCGGCAACGCCTGGTTCCCGGTCAGCGCCGCCAGCCCGACGCCGCCGATCCCGGCCAGCATCTGCGGGTTCTTCTTGATGAAATCCAGGATGCCGCTGGTCGAGGGGTCGGTCAGCGCCGTACTGCCGGTGGTGCCCGTGTCGGCCGCTGCCCCGCCAATGGCGTCCGCGTGCCCGCCAGCCGGCCCAATAGCGCCCGCGACGCCTGCGGCGCTAGTTCCGGCCGTCCCGCCGCCAGTCGTGCCCACGGGCGTTCCTGCGGGCGCTGCGGTGCCTCCGAAACCGAGGTCGGGACCGAGCACTTCGCCGAGTCCGAAGCCGCCCAATCCGCCGAGGGCGGCATTCTCGACGATGCCGAGCGGGCTGGCGCCCGAGATCACGCCCCCGCCCACGCCGCCGAGGAGTCCGCCGATGCCGGCACCCTCGCCGGCCGTCAGGCCGATCTCAGGCCCGAGTAAATCACCGCCTACCGCGCCCGCCAGCGGCAGGCCGATTTGCGCAATCATCGATTTCTTGCACATCAACCGACTCCCATACCCGGCGTCCCGTGCGCGCCACTCGGATCGGACTGACTTGGCCCGCCAACCCCAAGGGTGCCGCCGCCTCCGCCACCGCCTCCTGGCGATCCGAAGAATCCATGCGGCCCGGCGAGCACCGCGTTGATGTCGTTGATGCGCTGCGTCGCGCGCTCCTGCACGGCCGGTCCCGAGAACGGCCCGCCGAGTTGCGCGTTCGCGCCATGCTGTTCGGCGTAATGCTGCATCTGCGCCTGTATAGCCGCAATTTGCTGGGGTGTAGTCGCCTGCGACAACTGCTCCACCAAATCCGCCGGAAACGCCCCCCAGCCGCTGAAATCCTTGAGACTTATCGGACCCGGCAGCCCGAGCGACGAGGCGATGGCCGAGAGGATCGGCGATGCATAGCCGGGCAGGCCGGTCTGCGACAGGATGGCGCCCTCGGCCAGACCGAGCGGAGCCAGGGGCGACGCGATCGAGAGGCCCGTCATGATCGAGCGGGCGATGTTCGCCAGCGTCGGGTCCGCGAATCCTGCGCTTGCCATGCCGCCCAACCTTTCGCCGAGGCTGCCCTGGTGGCCGCCCATCGCTCCGCCACCGACCGGACCATCCGTGCCACCGCCGAGGATGTCGGTGATCGAAGTGCCCTGGCCCGGCACGTTCGATGTCGTCAGCGGCGCCGTCAGGGAGCGCGGGGCGTTGGTCAGCGTGCCGCCGCCCGTCATGCCGTCGCCGGACGCGCCGAGGAGACCGCCGCCCGCGCCGGCGCCGAGGAAATGCGAGAGGAGGTCGTCGAGGGCCATCAGTGCCAGGGCGCCAGAGGAAGCCGGTACGACCGGCCGATCTCGTCAGCGCCGACCAGCCTGGCCAGCGTGGAGAGATCGGCGCCGGTCGATGAGGCGAAGAATAGAGCCCTGGCGCCGCGCTGTCGTCCCCAATCTCGGAACGCCGCGATCAGCCGCAGAGCGGTGCGACTCTGACGATGCTCCGGGGCCACCCACAGGTACTCGGCGATGGCTTCGATGTAGTTCGGTTCGTCGGCGTTCGGCACGCAGGCGCCGAGGATGGCGCCGATGATCGGATCGCCTTCGATGAAGCAGACGAAGTTCGGCAGCCGCATCATCGCCCTCAGCCATGCGGTACGGGTCTCGGCGGAGAAGGGCAGGGGCGCGGGTTTGGCCTCGGCCGCGATAAGGGAGCCGATGGCGACAAGGGCGGGAACGTCGGTGTATTCGGCGATTCGCATGTCACAACTTCAAGACCGCGTTGACGGCGTAGTGCTCAAGCCAGTGCAGTTGCGCCCACGCCGCCCGCTGCTTTTGATCGGAGAAATCGACGGTCTCAAGATCGACCGATTGCACGCCCGTGATCTCGGTCATGTCGCTGTGCGCCTGCTGATGGTCGGCCAACCATTTTCTAGGGTCTTTTAAGTACACTGGCTCTATTTGATACTCCGGCAGATTGATGGCCGTGAGCGCCTGGATGCGGTCGCGAATCTTCTCGTGCTCGACGCGATGGTGCAGCGCCCAGAGCTGCATGTCCTGGGGCGACTTCGGTGCCCGGAGGAGATCGGCAAGGGCCATCATTCGCCCGTGCGGTTGCCGCCGAAGTCGTTCGGGCCGCCGCGTACTGTCGGCGCGTGGCGCGACTTCTCGCCGGATGGTCCGGTCGGCCGCTGGCCCTCGGCGCGGGCCGAACCGTTGGCCGTCTGAAACACCGACACCTCGCCGTCTTTCGGATCGGGCGTCGGGAACTGGCGCGGGTATTTTCCGTAGGGCATCGGTCTCTCCTAGTCGATCTGCGTGAGCGTGAGACGGAAATTCCAGTCCGCCGTGGTGATCGCCGCGACGGCGCCGCCGCCCTTGGGAACGACCGCCGTGGCGGCGTTGGCGGTCGCGGCGCCGTAGTTCGTGTTATCGACAAAGACCGACACGCCGCCGCCCGAGTTCGTCGTCACCGCGTCGAAATCCACGATGTCGCCGGGACTATACCCCTGATTGGCGATGGTGTTAACGAGCCTGATCCGCATGTCGCCGGGCACGACATCCAGGCTGTGCGGCAGCGGGCCGGTGACGGTCGAGATCGTCGTCACGAAATCGGCGCCGGTGAAGCTGCGCTTGCCCTTCCATGACCAGATGGCCGGAGCACCGCCGTCGCAGACGAGCGTGCCGCCGTCGCTGGCCGACGGCAGGTGGATCGTCGTCAACTGCACGCCACCGGACAGGATTTTGTCGGTGCCGTTGGCGGTGATGGCGACGACGCCGGTATTGATGTTGAGAATCTGGACGTTGAAGCCGTTGCCGGCGGCGACACCGCTCGGGAGGCTGAAGATGTGCGCGGCGGCGCTGTTCATGCGCAGTTCGGCGCCGCGGTCGGCAGGCAGAATCGTATAGTCGCCCGTCTTCGTCGAGACGAACGCGGCGTATCCCGTCACGGCCTGCACGACGGGCGCCACGATCTCGAAGCCGCCGGTGCCGCCGTTGAGCGCCTGGTTGAAGGCGATGATGTAGAAGACGCCGGCCACGATGTCGCCCGCGTTCGCCTGCGTCGTTCCGTTCGCCAGATAGACGCTGAGCGGGCCGAGGCCGCTATAGGCGGCGGTGACGGCGCCGGTCGAGGTGTTGAGCGCGACGAAGCTGAATAGCTGATAGTTGTTGTAGGCGCTGATGACCGGCGTGCCGGCGAGCGGCGTCAGCGCGATGGCGTTCGTCCCGGTCGCCGTGTTCGGGATGACCGAGAGAACGGCGATGGCGTTGAAATTGTCGTCGAGCCATGAGCCCGGAACCTGCGAGCCGCCGACGACCGTTCCGAAGATATGCGGGAGCGCCATGTCAGATTCCTAGCGTTGCGTGGTTCTTATAGCCGATCGCCGTCGCGACGATGGTAAAATCCTCGCTCGTCGAGTTGATGGTCTCGCCGATCAAGAGGCCATACTGCTCCGCGGCCTGCCCGGTGATGGCGGCGCCCGTGGCGCCCCAGGTGAACGTCTGCGACAGGTTGTTGATCCAGGTGAACACCTGCCCGCCGTTGTTGATCCAGGAGAACGTCGAGTTGGCGTTGACCTGGATCGTGTTCGGCGTCGTCTGCGTGTCCAGCGTCACCGTGAGGGCAACGCCGAGGCCGCTGTTGTCCTCAAGCTGGGTATAGAACGCCAGCACCTGCTTGTAGACGATGAAGCCGTCGCCCGACCACAGCTTGGACTGCGCGATCTTCGGCAATACGAGGTTCGGCGTGTTGAACAGCGGGAACAGCGTCGCCCCATCGGTGCCCCAGGCCAGCGGCTGCGACTGCTGCATCTCCGTCGCGATGAAGGTCAGCGACTTGGTTTGCGAACCGACAAACCAGGTCTGCCCGTCGAAGCAGACCATGGCATTGCGAGTCAGGCCGGTGAAGGGATCAAGGATCGGAATGAGGCAGCAGTAGCATTTGATCTCGTAGAGCGTCGCGATGCAGGCGGACGGCTCCGCGATGTCGGTGGCGTGCCGGTTCGGCACGGCCAGGAATATGCCGTCCAGCTTCTCGCTGATCTTCTCGGCCGTGCCGCCGAACAGGCCATAGATGCCCGTCTCGTTGGCGAACATGAGCGAGCGGCCAAACGCTTGCACGGTATCGCGCCAGGGCGTGCCGTTCTCGGGGTCGGTGTTGGCGTTGTTGAACGAAGTCGTCACCGGCGAGCCCGCCGTCTGCACGTTGCTGATGACCTGGATCGAGGAATCGCCGAACGGATAGAGATAGCCGTTCGCCTGCTTGATCGCCGGGAAATGCACCTTGAGGAAATTGTCGGTCGATTGCACCGTGCCGCCGCCGGCCGAGGTTGCGAAGATGTCGAACAGGCCTGGGGCCGAGAAGGTGATGGTGTCGTTGTTGGTGATCCACACCCGCGACTGGAACGTCTCGATGGCCGTGCCGACGAGTCCGATGGGCATCGGGTTGATGACGGCCTCGGCCAGCCGCAGGTTGTCGCCCGCGGCAGCCTTGATGATGACCGTGGGCGCCGTCAGGTAGCCGTCGCCGCCGTTCGTCACCGTGAACCCGGTCACGGAGCCGCCGCCGACCGTGGCCGTGGCCGTGGCCCCGGCACCGCTGCCCCCGACGATGATCACCGTGGGCGGCAGCGTGTAGCCGGTGCCGCCGGCCGCGTCGAGCACGATGGACGTGACCACCTTGCCCGTCAGGACGGCGTGGCCGCGCGCCGTGTTATCGAAAGGCTGGCCGCCGTCGAGGATGATGTTGATGAAGTCGCCAGCAGGAACGCCGCTGCCGGGATTGGTGATCGTCACGCCGGTCACGGCGCCATTCGAGACGGTAGCCGTCGCCGCAAATCCTGTGACGGCGACGCCGCCCCCACGCGTGGCGCTGACGGTCGGAGCGCCGGTGTAGCCGGTGCCGGATTTCGTGATCGTGACGATGGGCGAAACCGTGCCGGGGCCGAACAGCAGCGTGCCGTTCCAGACCCAATAGCCGAGCTGCGAGACGATCAGCAGGTATTGCGCGCCCCACTGGCTGCAGCCGGGCCGCTCGTTGCCGGCGACCCAGAACGTGCCGGCGACCGCGGAGATCGGCGTCACCGCGCCGTCGCTGATGCGGACCTGATCGGCCGTGCCGTCGTTCAAAAAGACGGCGTGATAGAAGGTCGCGCCGATGTTGAACGGGAAGAACGAGATGATCGTGCGCCCGCCTGACGGCGTGTAGAGATCGGCGCCGTTGTCCGGCGTGGTCCGCAGGTTGCCGGCGCCGATGCGCAGGAAGTTCTCCTGCCACGACAGTTCCTGGTCGTCGATGGCCGAGCGGGCATCCTTGGTGTTGAGACCCTTGGTCTGCGACAGCGAGAACGTCTTGAATTCCGCCGGCAGGCCGGGGAACTGCTTGCTCTCCTTTGGCGGGGCTGGGGGCATTTCACCAATACCAGCTCGGGACCATCGTGCGCTGTGAATTCGCGCGGCTCACGCGCAGCTTATCCTTATAGAATTCATCCATCTGCACGGCGTCTTGCGTGCGCTGCGAATAGAGCAGCGCCAGATGCGCGGCGCGATAGGGCACCGCCTCGGTCCAGGGGTCGGGGATCGCTTCGACTGTGGCGTCGCTCGTCAGGTCGATGGGGACGCAGGTGCAGTCCCAATCCATGCCGAGCTGCTGCGACGGGACCGGCCAGACATAGACCGACCCGCTCTGCCCCTGCCCGTATTGCGAGAACACCGACGGGAAATTCGAGATGTTGATCGAGTAGGCGCGCAAGAGGGCGTTGAATTTCGTCCACGGCATGTATTGCAGCGCGGGCTTGAGCGCGCCCCAATAGACGGCGATCTGGCGCACGGCCAGGATCGAGGCGACGCCAGGCGTCTGCTGGACGAACGTGTTGAAGGCCGAGAACGGATAGACCTCCTGGTTCGGCGTCGTCTGCACGGCGGCTGTCAGCGTGGCGGCTGCCGCGGCCCCCGTGCCGTCGCCCGAGATCGTGACCAGTGGGCTCACCGTGTAGCCGCTGCCGGCCACGAGCACGTTGACGGCGGTGACGGCGCCGGCAAGGACGGTGACGGTCGCGGTTGCCTGGACGCCGCTGGTCAGGTTCGGGGCGGTGATGGCGGCGGTGGCCGCGGTATAGCCGCTGCCGGGGTTCGTGACGGCATAGGAGAGGATGCCGGAACTCGACGGCGGCAGGATGCGGATGCACTCGGAATCGGCGGCGACCCGCTGGCGAGCCTGGTTGATCCAGTTGGTGATGTTCGGCAGCGTGTAGAACGCGCCGATCTGGTCGTGCAGGAGTAGCTGGGTCTTCTGGATGTAGCTGTTGAGCAAGGCAGCCTCCGCCCGCCTGCGAGCGGAGGCGGGCCTCCTCTATCAGCTATCCATCGGCATCAGCACGAACGAGTCGTCGGTGCCGCCGACGATGGCGGTCGCCTGCGCGATGGTGGTCGGCAGCGAGTTGCCGGCCGGGATCACGCCCATGGTGCCGCCGGAAACCTGCAGGCCGAGGCCGGCATCGACGACGACCAGGCCGGTGGTCTGGATGGCGCCGCCGGCGGTCGACGGCCCCGTCAGAAGCGGCATACGCGGCTGGGTGATGCCCTTCTCGATCGCCGGGTTGGTATAGATCGGCGTCGCCGTGGTGATTGCCGGATTCGAGCCGAACAGCATGTACTGCTGCGCGTTGCCGTAGGCGGCACCGCCAGCCGTCACCGTGATCGACGTGACCGTGTAGTTCATGACTGCGGTCGCCGCGATGGTCGAGGCCGGCGAGAATGTGAATGTCGGCGTCGCCGTCAGCGGGTTGCCCGGATCGACGACGACCAGGGCCGTGACGGTGCCGGAGCCCGTCAGGGTCGCCGTCGCCGTCAGGATCGGGTTGATCGGGTTCGTCGGCAGCACGCCGCCAAGCGCGACGTTCGCCGGATTGTTCGGGTCTTTCGGATCGCTGACGAAGGTAAACGTCGGCGGGCTCGCGTAGCCGGCGCCCTGGTTCGTGACCGTGATCGAGGTCAGGGCACCCGCCGAGATCACCGCCTTCGCCGTGCAGGGGATGCCCCCTGGCGGCGGGGGAGAGACGATGACCGCCGGCGGGTAGGTGTAGTTGGCGCCCTTGAAGGTCGGCAGCGTGACCGAGGTGTTGACGGCGCCGCCGACGATGACGCGCCAGGTCGAGCCGCCGGCCGACGGCGTGGCCGTGACCGTGCCGCCGATGCCGTTGGTGAGGCCGGTGCCCGCGTTGGTGATGACGGCGCCGACGACGCAGCCCGTCAGGTTGGCGATGCGGACGTTGGCCCCGTCCGACACGATGATGGTCGAGTCGTCCGGCGTCTGCTGCGCGCAGGTGCGCCACAGCAGCGTGATCGGATCGAAGAACTGGACGAAGGCGTAGGGACCGCCGTCGACCACCCACTTGCCGGGCGGCACGATGAAGGCCGTGCCCGCCGGGAGCGGGATCGCGTTCGACCCGCCCGTGTAGCTGAGGCCCTTGACGCTGAGAGGAATACCGAGGCCGCCGAGCATGTGTTCGTCTCCTTAGAACGTGGCGCCGCCGGTGATGCCGGTGACTTGAAGGCCGCTGACTGGTTTGGCGCAGATCACGTCGTAGGCCACGATGACCACGCCGACGTTGGCGATCTGCATGTTGGGGATGGCGCTGTAGAATCCCGAGAAGGCGAACGGCGCGTCCTCGGACATATAGAGCGCCAGATAGCGCGTGTTGATGAAGAAGGCGGTGCCGGTCGGGCAGAAGGGATCGCCGAAGATGAAGGTGTCGCCGATCGAGAGGCCGCGGAAACCCGCGTTGACCACATCGTCGCGGCCCCAGGTCTCGCCCGGCCGGCTGTTGTACTGCTCGGCCGTGATGAACTCCGCCATCAGCGTCGCCCAATCCGGCAGCGACATGATGATGAGGTCCGGCGTCTCGCCGCCCGCACCGAGCGACACCAGCGTCAGGTACTTGGCGATCGAGGCGCGCGTCAGGATGGCGCCGGCCGAACTCTTGAACTGCGCCTTCCAGGCCGTCGTGGCGTTGCGGTTGACGCCGCCATAGGTCACGACGTTGGTGCCGTCGTCATAGGCGTTGACCAGCGAATCGGCCTGCAGCGGCGATGCCGTGTTGTTGGTGTAGAGGGCGCCCGCCATGTTCTGCAGCGCCACGGTCTTCGCGTCGGTCAGCCGCGCCTTGCACAGATTGATCACCGTCTCGCTGGACTGGATGATCGCTTCCATGCCGATGAAGGGGATCGGGATGACGCCGAGGTAGAGGTTGAACTGCGCGTTCTGCACCGCCGGGATGACCGCCGGCTGCGGGAACCCGCCGTCGTAGCCGGCCCACGACCATTGCACGAACGGGTTGCCCTGGATCGGGACCGTGATCTGATTGAGGCCGCCGCGCGCCCGCTGGGCGTTGCGCAGCAGGAAGGAGAGCACCGGGTTCGCCTTGTAAATCTGGACGAACAGATTCGGCACGAAGGCACGGCGCACCACGCTCTGCAGCTCATTGAAAATTCCGCCACTAGACGGGACGATGCCTGTTCCGGCGATGGGCAATGGCATAGGAATCTACTCCTTAAGAGGTCAGAACGTCCTGACCGGCTGTGTCTTCGCCCGTTCCTCGTTCAGAATCTTCGGAATCTGGCGGTCGAGCCAGGCGTCGGGGTCTTTGATGAGCGAGTTGATGTCGTCCTGCTCGGCCTTGTCGTCGGACGCGAACATGTCCCAGCGGTTGCTGGCGAATCCGGTCGGCGCGATGGGCTTCGGGGTGTCGTGCGCGATCATCGCGGCGGCGGCGCGCGGGGAGAGGACATAGCCGTCCTTCTCGTTCGTCTCCTTGATGAGCTTGCGCATCTTCTCGACGCCTTCGGAGGTGAACGAGAACTCCTCCGCGGCGGCCTTCATCTCGCGGTCGAAGCGGGACTCCAGCTTCTCGTTGCCGAGGCCCTCCTTCAGTTCCTTCAGCTCCTTGCGCAGAGCTTCGAGGCTTTCGACGTGCGGCGCCGCGGCGTCGATCTCGGGGATCGAGAACTTCGGATTGAATTTCTTCAGCAGCTTCTTGAATTCCATCCCGTGCGTGGGATCGCGGTAGAGCGAATCGTGAAGCTGCTGCAGCGCCTGATAGGTCGCCGCCGTGTTCTTGTCGATGACGATGCCGTCGTCTTCGGTGCGGGGCATGGCGGTCAGCCCTTGTTCTCGACGTGGCGGAGGCCCATGCCCTCATCCTGCTTGCCGGGCGTGGTCGACTTGCGCGAGGCGATCTCGGCGTGATCGAGGTCGACGCGCTTGACCTGGGGGTCGCTGTCGCGAATCTGGTCGTAGGCGGGTGCGGGGAACTTGCCGGCCATCGCTATCTCCTATCCGGCCCCTGGGCCTGCAGCGCCCGGTGCCTGCGGTGTCGCGCCTTGCTGGCGCAGGAAAGCCTGCATCGGCGCCGACTGCTGGGCCGACTGCATGAGCTGCTTCAGTTGCACCTCGTCGCCACCCGGTGCCGCTTCGGCGGCCGGGGCGATCTTCGAGAGCTTGGTGATGGTGTCGAGGAACGCCTTGTGCAGATCGCTGCCGACCGGCGCCATCTGCAGGGCCTTCTGCGCCAATTCGACGACCTGGCGGGCGATGGCGGTCGCCTGCGCGGCGTTGCCGGGCTGCGCGGTGCGCATACCCATCGGCGACGCGCCCATCGGCGGTTTGCCGGTGATCGATGGCGGGAGAACGGCCAAGTTCTGGTTCGGAAAGCCGCTGGGGGTAGCTATGCGCCGGGGTGGAAGACAGGGAGTCTAGACCAACAAGGAGGTCCGTGCGCCGCAGGGGGGCGGCGCGACCCCGGCGCATAGGTACTACCGGCGCTTGCCGCGACGATGACGACGACGAGCCATTTTGGCACCTCACATGAGGCGGGAGAGCGAGCTACAAGCCGGACACTCCCCGCGTGCGCTGAAGGTCAGCGCCCCTTGCCGCCCTTGGAAAGCAGCTCAGGATGTTGTCTTACCAACTCGGCCTGCGCTTCTTCCCGCTGTTGAGCGGCGGCCATCAACCTATCCTTATGTTGCACGCTCGTCAATCCGATCAAATCCGCCGCCGAAATCGCCCCCCGCTGATTGAGCGCGAAGGCGAGCCGCGCCGACTCTTCGGAGAACGCCGGCGAGCCGCTGTGGCTGTCGACGGAGACGTGCGTATCCTCGGGCAATTGCGACAGCACGAACGTCTTCGATTGCGCCCCGCCGAACATCGCGGCGATGCCGCCTTTCTTTTCCGGCGGCAGCTCGAAGGCGGTGGCGTCGTGCGCCTGGATCATCTTGAGCTGGAGGTCGCCCAAGTCTTCGAGCTGGCGCTCCACCAGCAGCGCGCGGTCGCGCACCTGCGGGCTCGACGTGCGGACCAGCGTTTCGGCGTGGGCCTGGGCGCGCACACCCTGCTCGCCGTGGCCGGTCAGCGTCGGCGTCATGCCGCCGATGTCGTCGAACATCGCAAAGAGATCGTGCAGCTCCTGGAACGCACCCTCCGGCAGCTTCGGGGCGAGGTCTTCGATCTTGGCGCCCGGCGTCGGCTCGACCAGCCAGCCGCCCGGCTTGCGCGCCGACAACTTCATCTCGTCGGTGATGCCCTGGAACCCGATCAGGCCCTTGGGGGCGTCTTCCTGCAGCCGCCACACGTCCTCGATGCCCTGCAGGCGCTGGTTGATGGCGTCCTGGATCGGCCACAGGTTGGCGAACTCGCTGCGCCCCCAGATGTTGCCGTACATCGGATTGGCGCAGACCCGCACGAAGGGATGCGTGCCTTCGATGCCGCATAGGTTGATGTGCTGGTCCTCGCCGCACAGCACCACCTTGTCGCCGAGCAACTGGATCGTCGTGTAGTCCTGCTTGTCGTCGTCGATGACCCAAAGTTCGTCGAGGCGGATCAGGGACTGGACGACGTGCGGGGAGATGTCGATGTTGCCGCCGCTCATCCACTGGACGATGCCGCCGGCCTGATTCGCCGGGGTGGTCGTCGCCACCGGGTTGACGCCGCCGATGATGACTTGCTTGAACATATCGTCGCGCGCCGGATCGTCGGCCGACTTCTTCGCGTCCGCCTTGACCCGCTTCATGATCTTCTCGGCGTTCGATTTCCCGTAGAGCATGCGGCGGACCATGCTCGGCGTCAGATAGGTCGAGTGAAAAAACGCCTCCTGCGCGTTGAGGTCGGCGATGTCCTCGCGCAGCACGCCCATCATCTCGGGCTGCACGACCCAAGGGTCGACGCCGTTGTGGCCCCAATTCAGCTTGACGAAGGTGGCGCCCTTGACGAGCGCCCAATCGAGGGCCTCGCCGAACGCGAGGTCGGCGGCGCGGCGATGGAAGTCGCGCGACAGGCTCGACGACGCGATCGACAATTCCTGCTTCCACTTTTCGGACTGCGACTTGTCGACCTCGACGGAGAACTGCACGTCGACCGGGCTGTAGAGATAGGACGACAGCCGCTGGATATGGGGGAACATCCGATTATATCTAGCCGGAATCCCCGTGTCCGAGCCGAGCAAGTACCAGGAGCGCCACGTCGCGCCGGCCGCCATCCGCATGGTCCGCGACGCCTCGCACTCGTCGATAATTTCCCGACTCCACTCGGCTATATGGCGGTCGGGGACTCTCACTTGGCACCCAGTTTGCGGCCGTTGTGGTCGATGGCGACGATCTTCGAGCCGCTGTCGCGCAGGCCGCGGGTGACGCGGGTGATGGCGTCGGCAGAGGCGGTCCCCGTCGCCGCGGTGGCCTGGCGGGCGGCGTCCATCCAACCTTGGCCGGGCGCCAGGCCGGGGAACCGCTGCGGCGCCTGGAACGTGCCCGCCTGTTTCCAGGCGTTGTCCATGATCTGCTGTTCCTTGGTCAGCTTCGGCGCCGACATTTCGCCGGGGTCGGTCTTCGTGCGGAGGTCCGTGAGGCCGTAGTCCTTCTCGGCTACCTCCTGGGCCAGCTTGGCGGCGATGGCCTGCGGGGAGCCGCCCTTGGCGATCCTGACGGGCTTCGAGAGGTCGAGGTTGTTGGCGTTCTCCTGCGGCGCTTGGCACACCGGGCAGTCAGGAAGATCGCCGCCGTCGTAGTCGCGCAGGCGGAATTTGTTCTGGCACTCTCGGCAGCGGACGATGAGGACGGGCGAGTTCACGGCTCGCACCTTAGCCGATTAGAAGCGCCGGTTGAAGCGGTCGTTATAGGCGCGGTCGCGGCGGCTGGCGGCGGCGTCCTCGAAGTTCTTCCTGATGATGCCGCCGACGAAGGTATCGGAGGGCGCATCCGGCTGCCGTTCCAGCTTGGCCTCCTCCTCGCTGACGCGGGCGTAGGTCAGGCCGGCGTGCATCATCGGGGTCCGCACCCACTCGACCCATGCCTTGTGGGCGAAGGCGGCGGCGAACACGCGGTCGTCCTTGCGCTTGCCATAGGCCGCGATGTCGCCGCCCTCCTGGCGGATCGTTTCCATCTGGCGCAGCAGCGGGCCGCTGTTGATGCGGATGTTGCGGAGCATGTAGGTATCGCGCAGCTCGTTCATCACCTGCAGCTTGTTGTTGGCATCGGTCTTCCAGTTGTAGATGAACCCCGAGCCCATCGAATCGGGCCGGTGGTAGAGATACCAGCGCGCGCAGGTGAGCGCGTCGACAAAATCCTTCGGCGCCGTCGGGATGCCCTTCTGGTTGGCCTGCGCCATCATCTGCGCCTTGAGGTTGCGCAGGCCGTTCATGACGACGGCACCGGGACCGTTGATCTCCATGTTGATCATGCAATCGCGGTAGTTCCCGGCGAGGTGCCCGAGCACCCAGATCACCTGGTAGGTCTCCGGGTCGGGGGTGTCGTACTCGGCCACCTGCACCAGCTTGTCGGCGTAGCAGCGCCAGACGCTGATGCAGTGCGAGTCGCCCCAATCGGTGCGCCCGTAGGCCGGGTCGACGCCGATGACGTAGCGGCCGTGCGGGACCGGGCGGTGCCAGAGGCGCAGTTCGGCCTGCGGCGCGTACTTCACGGGGTCGAGTTTCATCACGTCGAGTTCGGTCTGCGTGAATTGGTCGCCGAGGAGGTAGCGGTAGCCCTCGAACTTTGGCGCCTTCGGATCGAGCACCCGCTTCAAATCCGCCGTCAGCACCTTGGCCGGGAAGAAGGCGTTGCCGGTCTCGACGAACGCCTCCAGCTCGTGCCACGGGAATTCCTGCTCCATCGAGCCTTCGCCGACCGAGCGGGTGGCCGTCTGCCAGCGATACCAGCAGAGTTGCTCGGCGGTCACGGTCCAGCCGTACTTCTCTTGGACGATGGCGGCCTTGTCCTTCTCCTCCAGCGTGGCGTCGTCCTGCATGAACTTGTCGAAGCGGGGATCGCGGCGCTCGATGCGGTAGGTCTCGTTCGCCCACCAGCCGATGAAGAAGGCTTTCTGGGTTTCCGGGTCGCCCTGCGCGTTGTTCCACATCTCCCAGAAGTGATTGATGCCGTTGGCGGTCGACTCGAAGATGTAGAGCCGGTTCGGGTGCGTCTGCGCCAGGGCCGCCATCAGCGAATCGATGTTCGTCTCGTCGCCCCACTTGGCGACCTCGGTGCAGTGGAGGAAATTGAGGCCGCGCGAGGTGCCGAGGTTCTTCGAGCCGCGGGCGCCGGCGACGAGGTACTGGAGCACGCTGCCGTTCTCCAGGGCGAGGAGCGCGCGGTTGTGCTTCTTGATGCCAACCTTGTAGTGGCGCGGCAGTCCTTCGAGGTATCGCTCGATCGTGTTGCGGAAGACCTCCTTGTTGTCCTCGGTGTCCGTGATCAAGGCGCCCTGCATACCCGGATGGACGAACAGCCAGAACAGGTCGAGCGCCAGGGAGATGGTAGACATGCCCAATTGCCGGGCCTTCAGGTTGATGAAGAAGCGGACATCGGCGTCGAGCCCTTGCGCGATGTTCTCCAGGAACAGCCGCTGCGAATCATAGGGCTTCAGCTTGGCGATGCCGGTCTCTTTCGAGTCGATGGTCAGGTGGCTGATGAACTCGCCGAACATCGGCAGCCACTGCTTGGTGCCGGACGGCTTGATCGTCGACTTGCGCGCCATCAGGCGTTGCCGAGCAGGACGTTGTGGCCGGTCGATTCGTCGATCAGGGCGACCAGTTCGATCACCTGGTCGGCATCGCCCTTGTTGCAGTCGATGGCACCTTCCTCGCCGTACATGAACAGGCTGCGGTTGCAATCGCAGCCGTAGTTCCAGTCGGTCCACATATAGATCGGCGAGGCGTAGCTATCGAGCCACGTCCAGGCGTGATCAACCGTCCGGCCGTTCCGCTTGTCGCGCAGGCGGGCGATGAACCGCTTTTCCATCAGACGAGGTTCCAGCCGAGATGGATGAGATAGCCGATCGCCACGATGGCCGCCATGTTGAGCAGCAGGCCGATGACGGCCTCGATCATGTGCGCCGCGCCGCGTCGGGGAGCTTGAGCTTTTCGCGTGCCGCCGGCGATAAAACACCCTTATCGCCATAGTTGACTAGCGAAAGGGAACCGGCTTGATCGGCTGTTTGAAGATCGCCGTCGCGCGTCACCCACTTGAGGAACGTCTCCGCCTGATCCGTCACCGACCCGCTACGCGACGTGCAGGCCAGACGCAGGCATTCCAGGCGCAGCGTCAGCTCATCCATGATTTCTCCAATTCGGAAAGCAGGCGGGACTTCGATTCGGTGAAGGACTCGCGCTGCCAACGAGTACGGCCGAGCAGAGCCGACAGCACTGTGTTCTCTTGCGCGAGATTGTTCATCAGCACCGGAACCATTGCACGGCGCATGATACTGAGGACTTCATCAGTATCCCACGGAGGCGAAGCCTGAAACTCCGGCGCCCGCCGACAAAGGGGCCAGCGTAAGTGCGAGAGCAGCGCCCGGATCATGCCGATGGCACTCCGAAGGTGTTGACCTCGCCGGTCCGCACATAGCAGACGGCGTGATGCGCGGCACAGTAGGACGAATCCTGCCGCACGCGCGGCTCGCCGCAGAACCGCCAGTCCGGCCCGCGGTGGTCGCCGATGATGAACTGGCAGCCGCGCCCACCGACCGGCCGGTGCGTCGGGTCTACCGCGACCTTGCACGGCAGCGGAGCGGCCTTCCGGTTGCCCGAGCCCTTGCCGTACTTGAAGCCGTTGCGATGCAGCACGCCCATCACGGCGTTCCGCATGTGCGGGCCGCCGACCGCATCGATGATCTCGAAGGGGCGCTTCAACTGACGCGCCAAGTCGAGGATGCGATTTTTCAGTTCCGGTGTCATGCGCCTGATGTATCACGAGTGAGACAACGGCGCAAGCGGGATCAGGCGACCAGCGAGAGGTAGCGCAGGATGGGAAGGAAGGCACGGCGGTAGATGTTCTGCCGGTCGGTCGAGGTCAGCGAGGAGCCCCAATGGCCGAGCGCCACGGGGTTGTCGCTGAAGACGCCGTTGCGGGCGCAGACCTGCATGGCGGCCGTCGGCAAGGCGGAGGACGCGGTGGCGGCGGTGCCGAGCTGGCTGCCGTTGAGGTCCATCTGCACGGCGTTGCTGGCCGAGCGGTTGGCGAGGAAGTACCCCTTCTTCGTGGTGTTCGCCGTGGTCGAGGAACTCGCCTGGTTGAGCCGGCAGACGAGGCTGGCGCCGTTCGACGGCACGATGAACGTGCCGTTGGCGCCGTCGAAATCGCCGATCGGCGAGCTGCCGTTGTCGCTGGCATTGAGCAGCATGACGGCGACATGGGCGCTGTTGAGCGTCATGTGTCCGGCAGCCGTGGACGGGATGAAGCCGCTGTCTGCGGCGCCGGCACAACCGCGCCAGGACCACCCGAAACCCCCCGCACGTTCTTGCGCGGCGCCTTGAACGTCACCACCCGCAACGGCGCGTTCTTCAACCGCGGGATGATCCCAGGAACCGTCGGCATGCTGACCTCTCAAACGAGATCGCAGCAGGCTACACGAGCCAGATACGATGACAAGCGGGAACTCAAACCGCCCATCCGTACCTGTCCCAATCTATCGGCCCCTCCTCCGGCGGCGCTCTCCGATCCCGCACCTGCGCCTCGATCGCCTTCTTCATCATTAGCAACTTGGCCGGTTCACCCACGACCGACAGATACTCCTCGACCGTCAGCGCACCCTTCCGGCTATTGCACTCCGCGCAGGCCAGGCACTTATTCCACAACTCGCCAGAACCTCCCCGGCACAACGGCGTCCGGTGATCGATCGTCGCGATGTTATTCCGGCCGTAATTGTTCCGTCCCGGTTTGATCAGCCGACAATTGCAGTAAAAACATAGCCAACCCTGCCGACGCCCCAGCGTGCGGACGTGCGACGGACTTTGCGAACCCATGACCGATCTCCTTTCGGGATCGACCATAGCAAGAGCGGTCAGGCCAGTGAATTTTTTTCTGTGGCGGGGGAATGGGTGGCGGACACTGAAAACGCGCCGCCTGTGGCCGACGCGATCGCGCGCCGCGCCGCTTCGTCGGTCGGCAGGCCGACGTCGAGACCGGCCGCGTAGGCAGCGCACCAGGCGAGCGCCACGCCGAGTCGCCGGTTGTCGTTGTCATGCAAGGAATGCATTCCTGACTAAACTCGCCAGACTCGCATAATGTGTATTATGGAAAATTCAGCGTGCCTGGCGGTCGAGGTACTCGCGCGCCGCATAGTTGAGCCTGACGACAGTTCGCGCGGCATGCTGTTCATTCAACGCATAGACAGCGCGCCAGACGAACAGCGCCGTTGATTCATCGACAGCTCGGCCGCATCCGCAACCGCACAACCCGCGCGGCAATAGCGCAGCAACCTTGTCGATGATGACGGAGAACGGACGACCGCGACGACGCGGCTGATGATCACGAGAGAAACGGGGCGCCAGACGCTCGCCAAAGTTCTTGATCGAACCTCTTCCTGGGCCTTGCGTCCGTTGTTCGGCGATGTGCATGGCCGTGAAAATAGCCGGTCGCTTGCCGGTTCTCAAGTGCGGTGTCTGTAACAATATGTGATTTGATCTTGTATCTGACCAGATACATATTCGGATGGTCAACAGATGGAGGGCTCGTTATGAAGATCAATCCGCTTGGCGCCAACAAGACCGTTCTCACGCTTGCCGATGGGACGGAGGTGCTTTTCAGCTACGGCACGCCGGTTGCCGCTTTCGTGCCTGGACAGGGCTGGTTGCGCACGGAGCGCCGCTGGTCTGTCACCACATCGAAGCACATCACCCAATGGCTGCCGGGCAAGGCTGAGGAGCGCCCGCAAGCGTTCTTCGATAACCTTGTCGCGTCGGCAGCTTGACGGCAGGGGAGCGGCGCACATGACTAGCGCAGTCCGGCGGGCAATCCTCAACTACCGCGAGCTATTTGCGATCCAACAGCGCATGCCAGTCGAAGAAATGCACAAAATGGCGGACGCGCTCCGATATGCCAAAGCGGCGGCGCTCGTTGAGATCGAAGCGGCCAAGGTGCAACCATGACCGGCGCGAGGGAGAGCAGCATGACGACTTGGAACGACACGATTTCCGCGCTTGATATCACGATGACGGTGGAGCGCGCGGATCGCAATCCGAACATGGCCGACAGTGACAACATGGATCACTGGAAATGCCGATTCCGCACCTCGGACGGCCGACGGATGACGGTCACGTTTAGCATGGGATCGGGACACAACGGCAAGCGGCCGACAGCGGTAGAGGTGCTCGATTGCCTCGCGTCGGATGCCGCCGGTATCGAGAATACCGGCGACTTTGACGACTGGTGCGCCGACTATGGATACGACACGGATAGTCGCAAAGCCGAGCGCATTTACCGGGCCTGTCAGCGCGAGGCCGGCAAGTTGCGGCAGTTCCTCGGCCACCTGTACCAGCCGGCCCTGTTTGAAACCGAACGTTTGTAGGAGGACGCCAGCATGACGACGACGCACATGCCGGATCATCCGATCCCGACCGCGCAAGCCGCCGAACTAGCCCGCCTGCGCGCAGTGAACGCGGAGTTGCTGGCGGGGCTCAAGAGAATCGCATTCGAGCCGCTCGGGGATGCGGAAGCCACACATGCGCAGGCTTTGGAAATGGCGACCGACATAGCCCGCGCCGCGATCGCCCGCGCGGAGGGGCGGTCATGAACTGGCATAATCACGCCGCCAATCCGGTCGCCCTGCTGATCCTGCCATGGGAGCATGGCGTCACCATCGCCAAGCGCGACCGTGATGGCTCGATCCACGGTTGCCGCGACGTCAGCCACGGCGAACATTTCGCCAGCATCGTGGCAGCCTGGAAAGCCGATGCCACAAAGAACGGCTTGCCGGTCGAGGATCACACCTGACACCCAGCGCCGCGCCTCCTGCGCTGGCTGTCGGTACAGGTCTAGAAAGTTAGATTCCCTTGTAGGGCTGGTAACCAGGTAACCGCGGTAACTGGTCTTGGTATGGTTACCTCCGGTTACCAGCGGTTACCCCGGTTACCGATTTGAGCTAGACCGTTCTAATCACGTAGTATTTTCCGTTCGCGAGGCGGCTTATCTCGCCGCTCTTGGCCATCTTCGCAAGCAATACTTTAACATTGGCATATTTCCCACTGATCGCGCTCGCTATTTCGGTCGGCGTCATCGTTTCGCCGCTGTCGTAGAGCAATTTTATTATCTGCCGGCGCTCCTCCGACTTGCGGAAATCGGTAGCCGGCCCAAGCAGCGTCACACACCCCGTGTCGCGGTCGAATTGCAACGCCACCTCCCTCTCCGCCACGTCCCGCCCGCGCACATGCAGCGTCCCGTTCGGATCGTTCGCTGCCCGTTCCAATACCAGCGTAGTGTCACAGGCGCCGGTTAACCCCATCGTCCCGCTGATCCGCATCACCGGATCGTCAGCACCCGTCTTGTTGGTGTGGTGAACCAGCAGCATGGCTAGGTTGTGATCCTTGGCGAGCTGGTGAAATGGCGCCATGTGCGCGTAATCCTGATCGTAAATCCCCTTCCGCTGGTCCTGAATCCCCTTGATCTTGGCGAGCACATCGACAATGACGAGCCGCGGATTTTCGCGCGACTGTATCCAACCGTCGATGTCCCCAATCCCTCCGTCGTCGACCGAGCGCCAGGTCGTGGCGACCTCCAGCAACTCCGGTATCCGGCCGCCCTGCCGGATCGCCAGCGACCGCTCCTTGATCCGCCGCTCGCTATCTTCCAGCGCCAGGTAAAGCACCGCTCCAGGCTCACAGCCGACGTTCCCAAGGGCCACTGAGCCCGCCGCCACTGCAATGGCCCAATCCAGCACGATGAAGCTCTTGCCCCGGCTTTTAGGCCCTCCGAGGATCGTCAGGCCCTCCGGCACGAATCCCGGCACCGCCCAGCGGATCGCCGGATGCTCCGTGACCACGATCTCCGTGAGCTTGCGCACCGGCAACGGCTCCGTCCGGTAGCCGTTCGCCTTGAATACCGCAGCAGCTTTTCGGTAGTTGGCCTCGAATGTGCCGCTGTTGGACTTGACAGCAAACGGCGGACGACCCCCCGGCTTGTCCCCGAATGCCACGATTCAGCGTCCCTTGACGGCTAACCGCTCGATCGCGGCTAGCAGCCAATCGTAAATCTCATTCTCGGAAGGGCCGTCCGGGAGGTAATAATCGCTTTCGTAAAGCAGACCGAGCATCGCATAGGTGAGCTGCGTCGCTAGTTCAGCACGCGCTTTCCTATCTAACCGGCAAAGGCCGATCATAGCCTACGCAGCCTCGGCGCTATCCCTCGCCTGTTCCAAATCCTGCCGCCATGCCGCCCGCTGCGCCACGATCTGCGGATGACACCCCTTCACGAACTCCCCGCAAAACCAGTCGTAGTCGGTTACTGGATAAGTGTCCGAAATGTGTACGGCGACCGGCTCCTGGCCCATCGCCCGCCACGGCGCATGACGGCGGCACATGCCCCATCGGCGCGGCTCGCCGTCCTGAAGATCGAAATAGAATGAACATCCGGCACAAGCCGCAATGTCCGAATCGGCAAGCCGCTCAACCGCGTTGAGGGTTTGCAAATGACGTAATGCGAGCATCGGGGTCATGGCAGTCTCCTCAAGTTCCCGCTGTCGATGCCGGCCTTGAGGAAACCGGCACCGACGAGGCGGGGGTTGTCCCTAAGCTGGCGCCAGGGAAGCCGGTAGCTAGCCGGCGTGACAACCAGCAAAGCCTATATCAGATCACCGTGTCAATCGTCATGTGACAGATTCGCGCCGCGCCTGCTCGCCGATGATCTCCTCGATCGCCGCTACCGGCCGCTGCGACAACCGCGCCAGCTCCTCGACCGTCCGATGCCCGAGCAGCCATGCGCCGTAAATCCGCTCACGGCTCCGGTGCTCCATGCACAGATCGCAACCGCAGCTCTGCCCGTGATCCTTCCGCCCCATGCTCCGCCTCTCTGATCGCCCGCTTGTCCCGCGCCACGCTCGATACGCTGCACCCGAGCCGCCACGCCATCACCTTGTCCGGCACGCCGTCCGCCAGCATCTGCCGCACCTTCGTCCGGCGCACGGAGGTCTGCATCATGGCAGCTTGCCCCGCAGCGCCTCCAGCGACCGCAGCACATCGCGCATCGCCTTAATCTGAAAATCGGCGAATACTTGCGTCATCTTCTTCTCAGATACCCATCGGGGATAAACCCGCTCGCGCTGCTTGATCTCGCGCTGAACGCACGCAATTTGAGCGTTGAGCGGAGTGACGCCGCCGGAAAACAAATCATTCATGCCGCGTCCTCCAATCCCTTCTTCCGCCTGATTGCCGCCTCCTGCGTCACCGTCAGCTTCTTCCGCCGCTTCGGCTTCGGCTCCTCGTAATTGGCCATGAACTCGCGCACGCGGGCGATCGTGCGGCGCTTCGGCTCCTCTTTCCTGTCCATACGGTAAACGAAGTTCGGCGTGCCGGCCGCTAGGCGCCCGAACGTGCTGCGCGCCATGTTGGTCGACAGCAGGAAATTCCAGATTTCGGCGCGGAAGGTTTCGAGGTCGTCGTCGAGATCGTCAAGCGGCATGACGCGGACCATAAAACTTTTTTCTGTTCCTGGCAAGATACAGCTTGTATCACTTCATGAACAGGCGTATATCTTCCTCGCCGACGCCGCTGCGGCAGGCCAGCGGCCCAACCGAAGAAGCGTTTCGTTAACTCACACGCAATACACTCGGGGCGGCGGTGGATCGTCGCCCCGATTTCCCAGGAGAGAACATGACAGAGAAATCGAACGGCGAGATCAAGATCGAGAAGGGAGTGCCGATCCCGACGCGCCGGTCCAATTCGCGCTATCCTTGGCGTGAAATGCAGATCGGCGACAGTTTTGTTGTCGCCAGTTCAGCTCAAGCTGTCCATTCGTCCGCCAGCTATGCTCACATTAAGATCACGACCCGCGCAGTTGACGGCGGCATTCGCGTCTGGCGGGTCGCCTGATGACCAGCGGATATCTCCTGCAGACCCCGAGATCATACGAGGAAGCCATGGGCGAACTCAGCCTTTCCCGCCTCGCGACGCGCCAGCAGCGCATGGCGATGGAGCGCGACAACCTGATGGCCCACGCCGAGGCGAAACTCGCCGTCGTGGCGCATGTCCGGCAGGCCGCGCTGGCGCTGAAGCTGGCGCTGGAGAACGGCCACGCCTACCCGCGCGGACAGGAACGCGAGTGGCGACGGCTGCGCCAGTCCTACATGGACAAGATCGATTTCGAGGACCAACTCAACATCGTCGATGAGATCCTGCAGCAACTGGACGCGGACAAGCGGATCGTCGAGAGGGAGATGGAATGAGTGGCGCACCTCTCCCGTGGGATTGGGTCGCCGTGAGCGCGAATGGCGCGGGCAGCTGCCATCTCTACATCGTCGACGCCAACGGTCGGAAGATCGCAGCTGTATGGGGCAAGTGGCCGGAGAAGCAGGCGACCGCCGAGCTGATCGTCGCGAGCGCCAATGCACATTTCGAGAAGGCCGCGCCATGACCCCTCATCGCTCCTGGGGCATCCCGCCGCGTCCGGTCGACACTCCCGATGCTTACGATGTGCCGGGCGTCGAGCGGTGGTCGTGGCGGCGCTCGGTCGTGTTCATGGCCGCCGCATCGCTCGGCGGATGGGCGGCGTTCATCGGGCTGCTGTTCTGGGCGGGAGTGCTGACATGGTAGTCGACCCAGCATCGGCGGAGGCCGCGCTCAATTTCTGCGAATGTGCCGCATCACCGTGGCCGCACATTCACGTCAACGATTTCGTGGCGTCGACGCTGGCAGATCTCGACGTGATCCGGCGACGCGACAGGTGGCGCGAGTTGCCGCCCGATCTGGCGCGCGACCAATTGCTCAAGGAGATGTTCGGTGATTGACGCACCCGGCGTCTACGACCTCGACGCGGCGACCTATTTTGCCGACCCTTGTCCGACGCCCTCACTGTCGGCGTCGATCGCCGCCGTGCTGATCTCCAAAACTCCCATGCACGCGGCCTTCCTTCACAAAAGGCTGAATCCGGATTTTGAAGAATCGGACGACTCGAAATTCGACTTCGGCAACGCCATGCACGCGGCTCTTCTCGGCGGCGCCCGGCTGGCCGTCATCCCGTTCGACAGCTACCGCTCCAAAGCCGCTCAGGAGGCCCGTGACGGGGCATGGGCCCGCCGGAGCGTTCCGGTGCTCCCCGAGCAGCTAGAGCGCGTCCAGGCCGCTTGCAGGGCCGTCTGGCGGCATCTCAGCGAGCATCGGGAGTGCAGCGAGGCTTTGAGCAAGGGTCGGCCGGAACAAACCCTGATCGCCCGAGAGGGCCGAGTGTGGATTCGGGTGAAGCTGGACTGGTTGCCGGAGCTGACGGTCCCCGGCAAGAAACGGCTGGCCTTCTACGATCTCAAGACCACGACCGACGCGAATCCCGACGTTTGGACGCGCCGCCTGTTCGAGATCGGCGCCGATGTGCAAAGTGCGCTGTACCGGCGCGTCATCCGGACCGTCCTCGGCATCGAGAATCCGATATTCCGGTTCGTCGTCGCCGAGGCCAAGCCGCCGCATGGTGTCTCGGTCGTCGAACTCGACCCGGCCGCCGTCGATCTCGCCGACCGGAAGGTCGAGACGGCCATCCGCATCTGGGACCGCTGCCTGGAGGCCGGCAAGTGGCCCGGCTACCCGCCCGTCGTGCATCACGTCGCGGCGCCGGCCTGGCAGCAGCAGAAGTTCGAGGATCGCGTCTTGCGCAAGCAGACGCTGGAAGAATTGGGCGTGGAGTATTTCGGGCTATGACCGTCACGTTTCGCCCCGCTGCCGATGTAGAGGGCGTCCGTTACGCGCTTGTGGCGCTCGCCGGACCTTCCGGCGGCGGCAAGACGAAGAGCGCCCTGCGGCTCGCCACGGGACTCGCGAACGGCAACGGAAAGATCGCAGCGATCGACAGCGAAGCCCGCCGGATGCTGCACTACAAGGATCAATTCAAGTTCGATTACGCGGAGTTCGGACCGCCGTTCACGCCCGAACGTATGATCGAGCACCTGAGCATTGCGGCAAAGCACGCGGGCGATAACGGAGTTGTCATCGTCGATAGCATGTCGCACGAATATGCCGGTGACGGCGGCCTGCAGGACATCCACGACGAGCTTCTGGAAAAGCTCGCCAAGGGCAACCCGGCACGGATGGAAGCCCTATCAGCGCCCGCCTGGCGCGATGCGAAGATGCGTCACCGCCGGATGATGAGCCGGCTTCTCCAGTGCAAGGCGCATTTCATTTTCTGCCTGCGTGCGGACGACAAGATCAAGTTCGTGAAGCGCACGGTAAAACGCGACGACGGCAGCAGCTACGAGAAAACGGAGATCGTCCCGATCGGCTGGCAGCCGAGTTGCGAGAAAGGATTCATGTTTGAAATGGCTTGCTCGTTCATGCTCTCCGATACGGCCAAGCACTTGCCCACGCCGATCAAGTTGCCTGACGAGTTCGCGCCCATGTTTCCGCTCGATCGCCCGATCAGCGAAGAAAGCGGCATCGCGCTCGCGAAGTGGGCGCGAGGATCGGCCGCCGGAGTCCCCAGCCCTGCACCCGCCGAACGACAGGCCCACTCGGCCGAGGCATCGCATGGCACTCCGGCCGCCGAGGAAGATGCGCAGTCGATCTACGACGAGATCGTATCGTTCGCCGCAGCCGAGACCGACCCTGACCGGCTGGCCGAGGCATGGTCGACCGATGTCAACGTGCCGATGCTCAAGACGGCGAGCGCGGCGCTGTACCAGAAGGCGCATGGGATAGTAAATCGGCGGATCAAAGAACTGAGGACGGCATGACCGAGAAGCGGGACGAGGCGGTGGAGGCGGCGTGTATCGCAATGCAATCGACGGACATCGCGGTGCCTTGGGATAGCGACGATCGCTGGACAAACCATGAGCGCAGAGAGGCCCGTGAGTCCATGCGCCGTGCCCTTGAGGCCGCGAAGCCTTATCTCATCGCGACCTGGTGCTTGGCGAAGGCGGATGCGGCAGAGGAGGAGTCAAATCTATTCCCGAACGGCAGTCCGGCGTTTTGGAAGCGATTGAACTTTGCAGACGGCCTGCGCATCGCAGCAGCCGAGCTGACGCAGGCGGCCGACAATACAGAAAGGAAAATCAGATCATGACTCCACTTGAAAAGCGCAAAGCTGCCCGAGCGGCGGCCAAGCCGGAAGTGATGAGACTCGTCCGCAAATATGGCCGCGCCACCGTTGCCAACATTCTCAACGGCGTGCGCGAGAAGGAAAGGACGGCGAAGAAAATCGCAGA